AGTCGACCTGCTCTCATCGACCGATTGTTGTTCGGCCGGAATCCCCACCTCCCCAATGTATGCATGTGTTTACATGGACCATGTTTCGCCCCCGCTGTATTCCAATTTAATGGTTAGCTTGAGGTATAGGGTAGTGTGAAGTTTTGTGTAAGTGCCAGTGTGTGCTCTAGAACTCCATAATACGATGATTATTGTCCATCATGTGTGCTCGTACGTCTTCACGAGCCGCGTTAACTGCACCAACAGCAGTACCGCGCACAAGCCTGTATACAGCACCCCCAACTTTCTCTGCCCAACCAGGTCCGTCATCATTGCCCTGATCTTGAGCACTGCCATTCAAGATGCCTGCTTCTGCCATTCCTACCGGATCGTAGGGTTCTGGCATGGTTGTGCAAAGCACAGCAGAAGACATCTCAGGTATGTACTCAATTGACCGAACTGACTTTATGCTGATCACTGCAGATGAGGCCTTGCATCCCTGAAACAGGAACACAAGACTATTCCAATAGTTGAGCTGCCAAGAACCCGATGAAGGATCCTCCCAATTGGGATCGTCAATCATCGGGATATAAAATGTCCACTCACCTCCAGCCTTGAGCGCATAAGAACGCATCAGTGGCTGATAGGTAGCAGTGCTGGTGCTGATCATGGTCTGTCCAAAGGAAGGCGAAGTACCCACATACATTAAGCCCTGACAGTCAAGCTCAGTGCCTATATAGCGCACCGTCACTCTGTGGCCTGTCTGTCTGGCTCGTTTAGTATTGTTGATGCATGTGTTAACCAAGGGCGCACCTGTAGCAGTCCACGTAGCCGCCAGGTTACCAGCAGTAATGGTGTTAACTTGGTAGCTGAACACGATTGGAGCAGCGAATGCACATGCAAAGCTACCCGCCGCGTTCATTGTGATTGTCTGTTCCTCGGGCAAGCTCATCAACGCGGTTGCTGCCGTTTCCATGTCCGGATAGCGAAACGCGTCTGACTGCCCTGTATAGAAACGAACTACTGCGTCTGATGTGCCCAACTGCTTTTGCTGCCGTCTGGGTAGGCGTGCAACAGTAGCATTGGCTTTCGATTTTGATTTCGGCATGAGGTGATGATAGTGGTGAAGCAATAGGATTTATTGTTAAGTGTGTCGGTCTTACAAGAGATAAGTGCTGCGAAAAGGATGTGAGTGAAATGATGATGTGTGGGCGGGGTCCGCTGTTTGATGTACAGCGGTAAACATTTGAAGAGTGTATGCACTAAATGTACATTCTGTTGTTGTCGAGATATTCTTCGAGCTCTCGTCCAACCAGTTCCTCCCCGAATCGATCACTCTCCATGTCCTCTGCTGAGAACACAACGATTCTGGAATCGGAGTCGTTCAGTCTGGTACTGTGCGATAAAGCCCAGTCATCCAAACGCTCCTGAACCTGCGCTATCTGATCGGCCTGCTCCTCAGCCGCATCTTGCGCATCTTGTCCTCTGTTATCACCACGCACCCACTCAGCGTTTTCGTGGGTTCGTTCGCTGGCACGTGGTCGAGGGGCCTTTGGTGGACCAAAGACCTTTGTATTTGGATTGCGACCATCCGTCTTCTTTGTAGGGCGTCTGCTAGCTACAGCCGTGCGGTTCTCATATGCCGCTTTACGTTCATTGATCATTTCATATACTGACTCCCGACTAATCCTCTCCTCCTCAAAAGTGGCTGAGCGGTCTCGCAGGGTTTTCTCAATGCTAAACGCATCTGCAACTATGTCTAGGTTATAATCCCTGGCCGGGCTGTCTGGCATTTGGATGCCCAACCAGTTATCGTCCCATCCTCTCTGCAGCGCGCGAAGCACTCCACTGAGACTTGACAGAGTCTGCTCATCAAGGCCTTCTTGCACACCAATTTGTGCGGCCCATCTAAGCAGTTCATTGTTGTAGTCTCCTTTCTCAAGTATGTATGCTGTAATACGCCGCTCCACATCTTCCTTTATTGCCGTGAAGGCAGGAACCAACTCTTCAGTTGGTCTGCCCCACGCCAACAGAGTGGAGGCGAAGCGACCCAGCTCCAAAGCCTCGAGTCCTCCTTGGGGTACCCACTTGAGTGTGGGGTACCGAGATTGAGCCATTGATCTAGGGAGATCCGTGTGAACCGATATCACACCATTCTCGTTGTAAAAGTTGTAGCCCAGAAAGAGAAACTTTTGACGTTTTAATACTTCAGCAATTGGGTTTGCATTGATCAGGTTATCCGGCAATCTAGTATTACTAAACTGCTCCACCTTAATAACAATACCCATCTCGCGTCCAATCTTCTGTATAATAGCATTAACATTATGCTCACTTAACTCCTCCTCGCCTAGGTCGTCAAGCGCAAAGACTGTACGTCTGATGGCTGTGCCCATAATTGTGCCATTTACTTTGGGTTGTAATGACATTCCAGACAACCCTCCATGCTTAAAGGTTCTCACCATTCTCCCAACAAGCGTTATTAAGCGCTGTCGAAAGTAAGCATATTGAAGCTGTGCTGCAACTGCGTCAATCAAGCTAACAGTGCGCCTGACCTGCTTATGTACCTCTAGGGTAAGCTGGCCATTTTGTGTCAAATCAAAGTTTGACCCATCCAAGGCAAACATCAGAATTCTGTTACCAACTCTGACGATAACCCAGCTGTCATCGCCCATGCGAACATGTGCGGCATCGTCTCGATCCAGAATTTTCTCAAGTTTAGCTACTAGGCGGGCTGCCCCACCTTTATTCATAGCTAGACCTGAGGCACTCCGGGTGCCGAAACCTGGGCTCAGTATAGATGCTGATAACTCGTCCACCACCTGCGTAGCAGTTTGAATATTAACAGCCATGTGTCTTGGAAGACATGCGTAAAACCTCAGCATGTCATTGCGCACCTTCTCTTGTGTTGCGTAGTCGCCTTTCGCTTTTCCCTGGCAAGCTACCAACCACGCCCTCTCTTTTTCTTGCTTTCTAAACCAACGCTCAACGCCGTCAACTTGATCACCCTTATACGCTTCCATCAACTCGTTTCGCACAAGTTCTGACAAGGCGGCTACTTTAACACGTGCGTCAGCATCAGACATTGTTCCAAGAACAGGGTATCCATTGCTAGCGTGCATGTTCATCTTCACCGCTCTGTCTCCCTCGTGTTCCGCGAAGAATGGCAGTCGCGTTTTATTGGTTTTTGTATAGGCTCTAAACATTGGTTCATCCACGAGCAAGTCGCCGACTTCTTCGCGCCACACAATCTTGGCCTCCATCTCAGTGATGGGCCTCAGTATGGTATCGCCCTTTTGAGGAAAGGCTTTGCTCAGTCGACCAACTGCATGCTCTACTCCGCCATCGGCTAAGACTAGATCTACAGCTTTATCTGCCACAGCCTTACGTATGTCCTTAGGCAACAGTGCGTACGCAACATTCAGTATGTCGCGCGCTAGCGCTGTGCGTGGTCTTGTAGACAAACGTCCTCCCTTCGCCAAGGCAAAGATCGGTTTGGTTGTGGCACCCACCTCCTTATCGCAAACCCATTCTCTTGGCAGAGAAAAGGGCTCCTCGATAGTCCAGTCCAAGTTGTCCGTCCGCTTCTGCACCGTCCCTGGGTCTCTTAAGCCATCGCAGTGTAACTGCCAGGCATTCCTCTCTTGGCCTTCCGCAGGTGCCTCATACATAAATGGGCAAATTCAGTATGTCGCGCGCTAGCGCTGTGCGTGGTCTTGTAGACAAACGTCCTCCCTTCGCCAAGGCAAAGATCGGTTTGGTTGTGGCACCCACCTCCTTATCGCAAACCCATTCTCT